AGCGGGTCGGCACCGTCGACAAAGAAGGTGTAATCACAGACCAAGTATGGGTGCCGCCAAGGCGATACATGGCCGAATCCGTCGACGGCCTTGTTTCCATGCTCGAAGACCTGTCGGATGTTCATGAGGACATCAGGATCTTTGTCGGCCCCGAAGAGGTTGTTGCCATCCTGGGCGAGCGGGGGCACAGGCAGGACCGGATCATCATGCCGCTTAAAACGTGTGAATCATACCATTTCATCAAGGACGGCGTGAGGGTCACGCAGCAGGAGTTTGTATTCAAACTCCGAACGCTGTACAGCGGCAATTACTCACCGGACACGCTGCTTCCGACCATCCGAAGCCTCAAGCTCAAGAAGACGGCGAGCGGCACCGCGAGGGTTGAGCATGGCAGCGAAACGGTTGACCACGAGATTGAGGCGATGATCCGTGGCGAAAACGGCGACATCCCGGACGAGATCACACTCAACACGCCGGTCTACAAACAGATCGCGATGGCTACGCCGAACGAGAAGCAGGTCATCCGGTGCGCGCTGCAACCGAATGTCGAAGACAAGACCTTCACGATCCAGCCTCTCGAGGGGGAGGTTATCCGAGCCGCGAAAGGCGCCAGAGACCGAATTGTGATGGCTCTGAAAAACGTGGGTCTCACGGGCGCGAAGATCTACGTCGACGCGAAGTACAACTAGCTTTGTTCGCGCGGGAGCGGGGCATGGTGTCCGGGGAGAGCCCGGAACGCACGTTGTAGAGGTGTTCATGAAACACCCCGCCGAAGCGCTTTGAAGAGGGAACACGCCTGACCTTCTTGGCCAGTTCGAAGCGAAAGCACCGTCATGGCCGGCGAAATGGCGCGACAGCCGGGAGAGACCGGCATTTGCCTCGGGGCGCATGGGTACGCGCCACGCACGGACGGCAGCGGGTGAGGGTTAACAACCCCCGCGTGAGGAAAGCCGATAGCCCCGTGTCTCATCACAGGTTCGAGTCCTGTCCGAGGCGTTATGTCGACACGCACCAGGCCTCACAGGTCGACTGGTGCTGATCCGGTAGCCACCCGCGAACGCCGCCTGCTTCTTTGTTGAGGCAGGCGGCGTTCTTGAGTGTGCCGCACAAGAACAGTACGATGCAGACGGTCGTCGAGAGGAGGATGTATGCAAAGGCACGTCACGTGGTTCTACGACACGGTACCGTTCTACAAAACAACGGTCGGCAACGCTCGGTGTGTCTATGGACTCCGTGCTGACGTCCGACACAGGACCGACCCGCTGAACCTCATGCATGACCAAAACGCGCTGATCTCGGCGATGGCGATGATCGCGCTCCTGCCAGACACAACCTTCTGTCTGCACACAGCACACCCGGACCGGCTTGAGGCCATGATGACCGCGGCCGATTTCCAGCACAAGCTTTTGGTCGCATCGAGTGCGCATGTAGAAAATGCACCGTGTCTGCTGCCGAGGCAGTGCCGTCTGATTGAACAACTATCGCACGGATCCACCTATCACGGTCTCCCAGGAAGCAGCCCAGACTCGGCCGTGCCCGGATTCTTGCCCCTCCCAAACCTGATGCTCGGCGTTGAAATCGATGACGACGAGGAAATGGGTGCGGCGAGAGTGAGCAGCCTGTGCCGTACTCCGGCGTCGTGCCGCTACTTGCTGGTTTACAAAGACACGGGGCCGCTCTGCCAGGCCAGGCGAGTCGGCGAAGAAACACTGGTTTCATACGCATTCACCGAAGGAACCGGCGGTTCGCTACCAAACCTGCACGCCGTCGGCGTGGTTGGCGGCGCAATGGACCTGGACAGATACAAGGCGTGGGAACAAGCCATGCGCAACACGGGCGCGGTCCTGCTGGACTGTGCAGAGCACGTTTTTGGAGAGCCGCACACCAGCGGCAGAGGGGAAACGAACAATGGAAAGACTCCCAAGACAGCTGCCGATGAGTCAGAGGCAGAAGTACGCAGAGATTGAGGAGCTCGTTCTCGAATACTTCGGCGTGAGCGCGGAGGTGTTCTCGAGCAGAACCCGCGGCAAGCGCGAGGTTGCGGCCAGGCGGATGGTCGCAGAACTCAGCCGCAAAAGAGCTAAAATTGCCTACCCCAAGCTTTCCAGTCTTATGTCCAGAAACCACTCGTCTGTGATCACCAGCAGGAACGCGTTGGCGGAACTGGTGAAAAAGAAGGCCAAAATGGACATAGGGCACGAGTCAGACGGATTGACGTGGCTGGAAGTGTACTTTGTCCTTGAGGCCGAGTATGAGAGGCGAACGGGTGATACAGATAAGTAGGCCGACGCCGAAAGCAGCGCACATGAAGGCAAGTCTCTCACAACAAGCGGTGAACACGTCCATCATGTCAATCGGCATAAGGTTAGGCAAATCACTCGGAGCCGCCGCGGCTAGGCATGTCGACTGCCACCTCATGCGCGAGCTCAACGTCCTCCCGAGATACAGAGACACCGAGGACGCACTAGACCTGCTTGCAAAGAAGATACTTCGGGATGAGTACGAGGCCGAGGTCATCCCCAGGATGTACGAGGCATCACACGAGACCGATGCGTACTCGAAGAAGACAATCGCAGGGACTATCACTTCCGAATCAGTGAGCGACAGAAAATCCCGGGAGGCGGCCAGGGAAGGCCTCCTGTCCGAGATCGCGATGTACAAACACTACGCGAGACAGAAAGATGAGACGATTCTGAAAAAGAAGATCCATGTCGTAAAAGCCAGAAAAGAGTTGTGGCGAACCTGTCCGAAGGTTCCGAAGCAGTTCCAATACGGCGGTGTGCCGGAGGTGTGCATGCCACTCAGGAGATCGGTCTAGGCCCGCGTCTAATATCGGTGACCCAAGACGGAGAGACCGAATGGCCAGCACCGGCGGAAAGACAATGCTCGGGTTCACCAGAAGCGGACTGGCGAGCCATCTCAATACCGGCTATGCCCGGGTCCTCTTCGTGGGCGACCAAACAACAGACCCGGACTTTGGCGATCTTTCGACCAACGGACAGGCTCACGGCCTGGCAAAGATGATCTGGAGCCGGTTTCGGCCCACCGAGGTGGTCGGCCACTGCTTCTGGCACAGCAGCGGCAACGTCGGCAGCGACGGAAATCTCATGATCACCGGATCGCCGCCATCATCGACAGCCACAATCAGAAGAGGAAACGGGTCGGATATCACTGGTCCGTACACGGCCAACGAGACCTTTAGCAAGGGCGGCAGGAGCTTTGCGCCTGGCAGCTTGTCGGATAGATGGATCAACGGGTCGGCCTTCACAAGCACGAACATGGGTGGGCCGGCGCTAGACGAGAGCTACCCGGCCACGATGGACAAGTCGTGGTTCGACCGTGTCGACGTGAATGTCAGCTTCGGTCTCTGGAGAGAAGCTGATGGCAGCCCCAACGTCGACATTCGGGCCGCGAGAAAGAACGACGCCCTGACGGCGACCTATGGGACCGTGCTGCTAGATGGGGCGAACCTGACCCAGAACCAGGGCCAGGTCCTCGTGACGCTGAACAAGACGATTCCTGGAGAGATCGGCACCTCTGATAAGAAGTGGCCATATCTCAACATGATCACGATCGGCGCGCAGGCACAAAAGAGTGTGATCATGACCGCCTGCCGGATGTGGAAGGCCGGCGCCATCACGTCTGGTATCGAAACCAGCTTCTTCGGCGGTCCGGGCTACCCACCAGAGTCGTTCCTTGACGAGACAGACCCAGCCAGGGAGCTTATGGGAGTTACCAACCCCATCACAGATGGGTACGCCCACTGCAACGACACACACCTCGCGCCGTTCCTGTCGGTGTACGGCTGGCCAACGGTTCTCTGGATCCGCTTGGGTCACAACTCGCCGAATGCGGCAAGATCAAAGGCCGCGGCACTCAAAGAGACCTACCAGCGGATCGTCGAGCGGTTCGCCGCGGCCTACCGGGCCAACGGCAAAGACATCCCGTGGTTCGTGCTCGAGACGCCATACGCCTGTCCCGCGCTGTCCATCGACCAGCACGATGCCTATCTCTCGGTGGTCGTCAACCTGCACAACAACGGGACGCCCGGCCACGATGCGCCGCCCGGCTCGCCATACTCCACATACCCACCTGTGCCATCGAGCAAGATCGCGATCATCAACCGGAGACAGATACTGGTTGATGATGGCGCGAGGCCTGGCGTCTGGGACGCCAACGGCGTCTTTATCGCGAACGGCAGCGGGGGAACCGGCCTGGTCAACACAACCCAGAACTCGCTGTCTGGGGCGGTAGCCCAAGAGGACCTTCTGATCAGCCTTCTCGAAAACCCGGTGGTAGACACAAAGCCGTTCACGGGTGTCGCTGACATCACTGATTCGCCAGAGGCCAAACACCGTCTGAATGTGACCGGCAAAAGGTAGTCCCGACGTGCCACCAAGAAGCGTCTATAGGCCCATTGTGAAGATACGGCTCGCCGGCCTGGTCGACGATGCCGACTCTGTCATTGAGAGCGAGATCACCGATGGCAGCGTGCTGCAACGGAGCGGCAACGCCATTGTAGGAGTGAACCCGAACACCCTCTACACGACGCCGTTGTATGACGACGGCGGCCTGGAGAGCGACGGCGGCGAAATACGACTGTCTGGGGCGGCGGACCTAAGCATCGTCACCGATGACGGCGTGTTCGAGTTCGCCGGCACAGACACAGGAAACGGCGTTGAGTGTGCCTACGCATTTGTTGGCAACGACGGGACCACGTCCGACACAGCGATCTTCGCCCAGGTCGACAACCAGGCAACGCCTGCGATCTCACAAGACGCCGACGGCCTCACCATCATCCAGTCGGCCAGCGGGGAGACGATTCATATCATCACCAGCGGCTCCGCCGGCATCCATATCGGGCAGACCGCATCACCGATCAGCCCGACAGGAGTTGGGTCGGTGGTAATCGGCGGCAAAGACGGAACCGGCGTGATTACAGCGAGTGGTGCGTACAGCCTTGTCATCGGCGCCGCCGTGTCGACCGGCGAACTGATCGCAGACGGCGTCTACGCGGCGTATGTGCGAGGGCTCGCCTTGGCCGGTGGTGTCATCCAGAGTTCGGGATATGGCAGCTCGGCATCCGGCTATGCGATCCTTGGCACCTCATCGATTACTGCGTCCGGGGCGGGCTCAGACTGCGGTGGCGTCGCGGGCTCAACGGCGCCATCGACAATGGTCACCTCGGGAGCGGGATCGTTTGCCAGGGGGGCGGGGCACAGTGTCGCCGGGGATTACGGCGCCGCTGTAGGGCTATCAAACACGATCAGTGCGGCCGGCGATTCGGGGTTCGCCGCCGGTTCAGGAAACAGCGTCACAGCAGACTCGGCAGCGGCGATCGGCAAAGAGGCGTCTGCCAGGCTCCCGGGCGCTGTCGCCGAGGCGTCTGGGTCAAACGCTGCGCCTGGAGACGCCCAGGGCCTGCGCGTCAGCCTACTCGCATCGACGACCGACGCGACTCCCACAGAAATGCTGATCGACGGAAGCGACCGAATCGCCATCCTTGCAAACAGCACGGTCGTGTTTAAGATCACAGTTGTCGCACAAGAGCAGGCCGGGGGCACTGAGAGGGCTGCCTACACACTCAAGGGGGCGATATACCGAGATGTCACGGCGGCAAGCACAACGATCGGCGGCAGCGTGGATAAAACGGTCGTCTTCGAGACAACCGCCGGGTTCGATGTCTCGGCGACGGCAGACACCACGAACGGTGCGCTGAAGATCGAGGTCACCGGGCTGGCGGCTACGGACGTGTATTGGGTCGCCAGAGTCGAACTTTCAGAGCTCGTGGCGCCCGCATAAAGCCCGACCGGGTCTCGCCGGGTTGACATAACCAGTATGGCGGCGGTATCAATTGTGCGTGAGACTCGGCAGCATCAACAGCGTGACCATGATGGGCAGGATTGCCAAGGACATCGCCACGCACACGCCGGGGGTCAATCGCCAGCTACTCGCCAAGTCCAGCATCGCGGTCAACACAAGAATCAAATCACCAGCCGGCGAGGAGCGGGTTGAGACATGCTTTCTTGAATTCGAGGCGTGGGGCGATCTTGCCAGGGCGCTGTACAACGGGTTCGAGAAGGGCGACCCAATTGTACTGATAGGACGTCTCAAGCAGTATCAATACGAAGACAAACGAACGTCGACCACTGCGACGAAGCACGTCTTGCGCGTGGAGTCGTTCCAGAATATCAAAGGCGCAGCCAATGAGCCGAACAACGGCGACACCGCTCCAGAAAGCTTATTTCAGATCCCAAGCGAGACTGAGGAGGAGGGCGAGGGTTGAGGCAAGACTCGGCGGCTGGCTGGTTGGCTGGACGATAATCACGGTCGCGGCGTACGCGGTATGGGTATTCGTGGACACGGTCGAGATGTACGTGCCACTCATCGCCAGCGCCTTTCACCTCATGCTGTATCTAGCTCTCCTGCTGACGAACCTGTTGAGGCACGCAGAGAGGCAAAGGCTGCGAGAACTCGACGCTCGCATATCCGAGGGCGACAATGGATAACGACAGGGCGACAACCGTCTACATGAGCCCGCACAAGTTGTGTGTGCACCCAAAGAACCCGAACGAGATGACCGACGAGGTCTATGAGAAGCTGCTCCGAAACATCAAAACAACAAAGCGGATGCCTCCGATAATCGCCAGAAGCCTCGAGTTGACCGAGGACTTCATTGAAGAACGCGACGCCGGTCTGATCCAAATACTCGACGGGGCACACCGACGGCGCGTGTCGATAGATATTGAAGAGGAAGAGGTCGAGGTCCGCGTGTGGTCCGGTGTGACTGATGTCCAGGCGTACCGGTATCTGTTGACACTCAACCACGGCGGCAAGGACAACCGAAAGAAGAGACACGAGCTTATCACCAGCTTGCTCGGTGTCGAGAACGATCCGAGCACTCTCGCCTTGACACTGCCTGAAACAGAAGCACAGATCGACGCGATTATCAGCGAGACCAATCGCGAGGACATCGAGGACGCTAGTGAGAGGGCCAGGGAGATCACCGAGCGAGAGCCGGTTACTTTCTTCATGCTGAAACACCAGTCTGCCACGCTGCGAAAGGCGATCAAGGCGGCGATGGCGTCGATGGACAGCGAGCACCAGGAGGTAGACTGTGAAGAAGGTGAGGCGCTTATGCGTATCGCCGGCGTCTATTTGGAGAGCACCGGAGACGATAGTTGACCGACAGCCTGCTGAACATCGAAGATGATACGGAGCAGCAGCGGGAGAAGTCCGCGCTTACCGATCGGGAGTGGTCGCTAATCAATAGCCTGAGCGAAGTCTGCATGATTCTCGCACAGGAGCCGACGATCGACAAGGCGATCGAGTCGGTCGAAGACGCGCTTGTGGTGTCGACTGCGGAGGCCCGCCGATGGATCGCCAAGGCCCAGGAGTACATGGCGACCGGCTGTGTGAACAATGTGGCACAAGCCAAGCAAATGTATCAGCTTAGGCTCGAGCACATCTACAGCGTGGCAATCAAAAACGCCGTCACAGACGACATTGAGGTCACGCAGAAGCCGGTCAAGATCGTTGACGACACGGCGGCTGGCGCAGGAAAGACCAAAGTCGTCTACCAGTCGATCACGAAGGTGAAAAAGAACACTCTCAACCCGGCAGCCCTATCGATCGCATTCAAGGTGCTTCGAGAGCAGGCCAGCCTCAATGGCCTGCGTCCAAAGGAGTCCCGCGGCCCGGTGCCAAGCGGCAACGTCAACGTCCAGATTAACCTCGGCGAAGAATCGGCAAGGGTGGTATCGATGTCCACCCAGGACCTGGCAAGCATGGTCGGCGCGGAGTACGTGGCAAACGAGGCACCAGGAGATGGCCAAGAACCCAGACCAGAAATACTTCCGAACGCCACTGGAGAAGAAGAAGGCACCAAAGCCGCTGAGCAAGGTGGGGAAGACCCAGAGACTCCAGATAGGTCGGGCGATGGCGCAGGCTGAGGAAGAGGTCAGCACGCCGGCCGGCAGCGAGATGGTCACCATTCAGATCAAGGGTGCCGACGGCAAGCCGGTCCGGGTCAAGATGCAGCGCCGCGAGCTCGTGCGCAGGGCGATGTCGACCCGTGTCGCGGAGCAGACGATCTATCTGGCCAAGCACGTCCACATCACAGAGAAGGGCAAGGGGATCAAGCTCGACGCGCAGTGGGCCAGGATCTACGCCGACCCGTCGACCGATATGCGCATCATCTCGCCCGCCCAGCGAGGGAAGACGACCTACCAGGTTGTCAAGACCATGGCCCAGCTCTCACTCGGCATGTCCGTCGGCTGGGTCATGCCCAAATACAACAAGATCCAGGAGTTGGTCAACGGCAAGATTAACCCGACCATCAGAAACACGCCGTTCTACGCGGAAATGCAGCGGGACTCGAGTGGTGTCGATCAGATTCAGTTCAAGACATTCGGCAAGTACGGCAGGCTCTATCTTGTGACCGCGAACTCAGAGGATGATCTGACCTCGTTCTCGGCCGATGCGATGCACGTCGACGAGAGAGACTTCTGCGACAGAAACCTATTGCCGATGTATACGTCGCGCATGAACGCGAGTGACTACAGGCTCGCCGACGAGATCTCGACACCAACCGTTCCCGGGGCCGAGCACATTCGGGGCCAGCGTGGCAACGACAACATCCATACCGAATTCCTCTGCGGCGATCAGCACAGATATTGGTCGAGGTGCCCCTATTGCCAGACCGAGCAAATCCTCGATTGGTATGAAAACGTGGTCAAGATCGAGACCGACGACTCGGGCCGGATCATCGATTTCGGCGTAAGGGACCAGGACTGGTCTCCGGGGGCGCAGAACGACGCCCGCGTGTGCTGCAAGAGTTGCGAGCGGCCGTTTGACCGTCTCCGGGAGGGCAGGTGGATCGCGCACAAGCCGGGAAGGCGGGTGCGAAGCTATTGGGTCGAGGCCCTGGCAACAGAGGTGGGCCCCAGCATAAGCGAGATGGTCGACCGATTCGGCAAGGCTCTTGGCAACCCCTCGAAGATGCAGCAGTTCCACAACATGGACCTGGGGCGGCCCTATGCGGGTGGCATGCTCGCATTCACAAGAGACATGTTCATCAGGTGCTCCGAGAATTCGCACTGGATGATGACAAGCTCAGACGGGCCGTGCACGATCGGCATCGATGTCAACATGCCGTGGCTAGACATCCAGATCAGCCGGTGGAAGGCCGGCAGGCAGATCAAGGCGTGGGCGGGCCGGATCCAGGGTGACGAGACCCAGATTCTCGCCCTCTGCAAGAAGTTTGGCGTGGTGGGCGGCATCATCGACAATCAGCCCGAGGCGAGGTTTGCCACCAAGACGCAGGAACTGCTTAGGGAGAACGGCATTTCGCTCGTGAGGTGCAAGTACGCCTCCAGCGACCAGCTGCGGATGGTGGTGGTGTCGGTTCCTGGTGAGAACCCAGCGATCGACCCGCCGCGTCTAATCACAGTGAACAGAACGAACGCCATCGATGACCTCTTCGAGTCCATGCTGAAAAAGGACGTGGTATGGTTCCGTGATTGGGAGAACACGCTCGACGGCGCGATGGTGCAGGAGTTCCTTGTCCCACAAAGGAAGCTACTTACCAGCGATGCCGGCAACGACCGGTATTCATGGGAGGGCAAGCCGGACCACCAGATGCACGCGGCGGTGTACGACCTGCTGGCCGGCAGCGTGCTTGAGATGGGCGTGGTCCGCGACTATTCGGGCGTTATGCCCGTAGTGGGAAGGCAACTAAGTGGTGGCGGCAGTATCATGCCGAAGGAGCCCGTCAACGAGAAGGGCAAGAATGTCCAGAAGAGCGACTCGGTGATGATCTTTAGGGGTTAAAAATGGCTGGCATATTGAGTTTTTCAGGGATCGCACAGATCACCCGCCAAATGGGTGACACGATTGCCTCTCGCCCTGGGATGCTGGTCGAAGCCAACCCAAGAATCATCAAGGAGGGCGAACCGGCTGGGACCGGCTTCGGCGGCGACCAGTTCTATCGAAAGTGGCTCGACTCGACCCGGGTGCCCGGCAAACGCGTCAACGAGATGAAGTATTACGACGCGCTCGAGACCGAGATCCCGGACGTCCGTAAAGCCCTCGACGCGTTCGCGACGATGGCGGTGACCGGGAACCTCGCCGGCGGCGGGCGATCTGGATACTCGATCCGACCAACACTCGAGGAATCGCATTACCCCGACGAGATCAAAGACAGGTTCACGCGCCTCGAGCTGCTGATGCGCAATGTCGGTTGGACATGCATCCGCGAGATGGTGAAGTACGGCTCCTACACGCCGGCGGTTGTTCCAGGCAGGATGAGCGACAACCGGATGGGCGTGAGCAAGATCAAGGCCATTCCCCCGGGGACCATGTTCCGCCACATCACCAGCGACGGCGGGGACGACCCGACCAAATACTGGTATCAGAAGTTGGACGGCGAGTACGCCAACCACAACATCGGAGCTTCGCGAGAGGTCGACAAGAAGACCATCCCCCAATGGCTGGTGCCGCACTTTGCGGTGTGGTCCAACGTGGTCGATGCGACCAGCACGCGGCTCTATGGCACATCGCTTTTGCAGCCATTCGGCGCCATCGGACTCAAACTCCACGGCACACTCGACTCAGTCGTGCTCGCAAGGCTCAGCAGGGCCGCGATGCGATACGTGTGGAAGGTCGACGTCACAGATATCAAGTCGAACCAGGGTGCGATCCAGAGCCGGCTCAACGCGTGGAGAAACACGATGAGCCGGGGCCAGACCTTCGGCGGCTCTCCTGCGCAGTCCGACGCCTACACAAGACCATCGACGATCGAGGACGACATCTTCGTACCGTCGGCGGACGGCCTGGCCTACGGCGTCGACACTGTCGACGGCGATACAAACCTGTCGAGGGTGCAGGACATCGAGATGTTGACCAGGTTCTATTTCGGCGCACTTGGCGTGCCCGCACAGTATCTCGGTCACGAGTCGTCTCAGGGCGGCCGATCGAACATGAGCCAGATCGACATCAACTTTGCCAGAACGTGCAGGCACATCCAGATGTTCGGCGCCGCCGGCTTCGCCCACATCGTCCTTGTTGATCTCATGCTCGGCGGCTACGACCCAGACAAATTCCCGTTCGAGATCGTGCCGCCCCGGATCGGGGCCAGAGACGACCTGCTCCAGGCACAGATCATGATGATCCAGAGCACAGTGATTTCCAACCTTCGCGCCGCCGGCATGAACATGGAGATCAACCCCAAATGGGTACTTCGCACATTCCTGAACCTCGACGAGGAGTTGGAAGAGCTCGGCGATGGAGAGATCGACGAACTCTTCCAGAACGCCGGCATTGAGGACCCGGGCAAGGACGAGCCATCGAAGCCCGACAGGAGGGCTATCGAGGCCGTGATCCAGAAAACCAGGGACACGATGCCCGAGGAAGTGTTGCAGAACATAAACCTTCTGGCGACCGGAAGAGACTCATTTGTTGAGCAGGGAATCGGCTTCCAGTCCACGTCGCTCAGTGATCTTGTGACCTCGTACAAGCTCACCAGCATAACGAACGGGCGGTAGGCGATGGCCGGCAACAAACCCTTGCGGCGAACACCAGACGCTCATCAGCAGAGGATCGACGCGGCCCACCGGACCATGCCAGACTCGGTCGGCCGTCGCGAGATCGCCCGACTTGTGAGCAGGCTCGAAAAGCGTCACGTTGAGACCTTGTTCAAGATCCGCAAAGACTATGTCGACCAGAATGTGGGCGGCACGCAAACCAAGATCGACGTCGTGGCCCACATGGCCGAGGTGGCCCGGATCGCGATGAGCCTCGGATACACAGCGGCCGGCACACCAAGGTGGGTCGAGACGGCTTCCCAGAAACGAGAGAGGATGTCGCTGGCCGAGACGGAGGCGAAATACTTCCTCTCCCTGCTTCTGGTCAAAGAAGCAATGGACCCAGCCAGGCGGATCCCGATGTATGGCGGGTTTGCGTGGTCCGGGTTCTGGCGAGGCTTCGCCTCAAACATGCCGACTGGATCGGTCATCCACTGGAGGCTCGGAATCGCGGAGCACTGCCGTGACTGTCTGAATCTGGCGTCGAAGAGCCCGTACACAAAGCCTGGCCCGCGAAAGGGGGCGTTGCCGACCGTGCCACGCAACGGCGACACGCGATGCCTCAACAACTGCCGGTGTCGCCTTGTGGTCAATGGTGCGATAGCCGCGGGCCTCTTCAACGAGATAGGGGTCGAGGTCATCGCGATCGGAATGCTTGCGGTGGACCCGACATCGCCGGCGGCACAGGCATCAGCTTCGGTGTACCAGAGCTACGCCGATCTTTACGCGTACCAGACGAGGAGGGCCCACATCGAGGGCGGGGCGTGGGCAGGTGCGGCCGCGGCCACGCACCAGAGAATGCTTGCCACCGGCAAATCGATGGGCCAGACGATCAGGATGGCGGCCAGTGATCAGGAGATCATCGAAGACGTCTCGGTTGCAGTCGAGCGAGGATACCGGCCTCTATTCGCTGTAAACGCGTCTGACGAGATCATTGGTGCTGCTGCGGTAGTTGTGGCGGCAGACTCTTTGGTCCGCGGTACGATCGCCCAGGTACACGACGGGTACATCGTGCTCGACGGGGACGAGTCGGAGCAGTACCATATAGGCGAGCGCACGGGAACGATTCTTTTTCTGGAGCCCTAAATGAAACGTCGCACAAGCATCATGTTGGTCATCGCGTCTCTCGTCACAGCATCATCGGTTGGGTGCGCACACTACAACAAGAAGACCAAGAGCGGGACGAGCAGGTATTACCACCGTGGGGGCCACGTCATCACGGTCGAGATCGAACGCAATCCGTACTCAAGATACACGTATTGAGATTCCTTGGGGGCATCAAGGAAACCAGGCATGAACCTTCAGCAAATCATCGCGAACTTCACGAAATCGCCCAAGACCACGTTCGGCGGGGTCCTGATCGGCCTCATGATTCTGATCCCACAGATCGGAAACTTCACCGGCCATCCTCTCCCGCAAATGGATCCACATGGCGAGGTCGTCAGGGACGAGAACGGCGACGTGGTAATGAACGAGCCGTCCGAGGTGAACTGGCCCAGCGTCGTGCTGGGGCTCGGCTTCATCTGGCTCGGGTCACAGGCCAGAGATAACGACAAGCCCAGCGAGAAGGCGATTCGATAATCGCGGCCGCTGGGCGCACACACGAAGGGAAGCACATGCAACCAAGCAGAATCGTTACCCTGATCGCACTTGCAGCCGTAGCCGCGATTGCCGGCTGCAACTCGATCAGTGAGCAGAGACAGTGGCAGTTGTCGAGCACGTCCTACCAGACTGCGACTGCGGCCGTCACGAACGCCAGCGCGTTCGATCTGATCTCGCTCGAGGACCTCGAGAGGTTCGCGATCGTCGAGGGCCAGGCTTATCAGCTGCTCGATGAGTGGCGCATGGCGATTATCGCCGGGGAGCCCTTCGGGGCAAAGCAGGCATTAAGCCGGCTGCTCGACACATTGATCTTGTATCAAATGCAATCGCAGAAAAGTAGGACCAATGGCGGCGATAACAATAGCGGAAGCTCTGATTCTGGCCAAGACGGCCGTGGAGGTGGGCTCGAAGCTCATCGACGCGATCTCGGAGGCTCAACAGAACGGTCAGACGGAACTGAGCGACAAACAGATCGAACAGATCGGCAAGGACACCGATCAGGTGCACGCGGGGTTCCTCGCGGAACTGCGCAGGCGGCGTGAGCAGGCCAAGGAATCGGGCACCGGCTAAACACCGAACCGTCCCGGTAAGCCGGGGCGGTTTGTTTTTGTAATCGCAACTATCGAGCGCTGGCGTCTAATAGCTCATGCCAAGCCGCCAAGAGATAACTCGCGCGTTTGAATCCAGCACCATGCTCGCCGGGGGCGAGTCCGCCGTCGAGACCTTCAACATTCAGGCGGACTACCAATCCGCCGACGCGCTCGAGTCCGCCGGCAAAAAGAAGAAGGGGCGCCTCGGCCGGCTGACATGGACATTCAAAACAGCCGACCGTCTCAACAACAATCGCAGAATCTATCCCAGCTCTGCGTTTAAGGTTGCTCTCGAAGATCTCCAGACCAGGGTCGCCACGAACACTGTCTATGGCCGACTCGATCACCCGGAGATGTACAGGGACTCTGACTATCTTGTCACGATCAACGATGCGGCAGTCAAGATCCACGAAGTCACCATGGCCAACGAGACCGACGTCACGGTCGTTGCCGACATCATGGATAACGAGTATGGCAGGCAGCTTGTGTCGGTCCTGGAAGTCGGCGGCAATCCGGGCGTGAGCCAGCGTGCGCTCGCCCGGTGGCGAGAGGCCACGCCCGAAGAACGGACTGCATATCAGATCCCAGAAGACGTCTTCGTCAGTGTTGCGGAATCCATGCGTCTAATTACCTACGACGTAGTTGGGCAGCCGGGGTTTAGCGATGCCACAGGCGCCAAGGCAACCGAGGCGAATCACACTCAAGGAGCAGAAAAGATGACACTCGAAGAATTCAAGGCAAAGCACCCCGACCTGTATGCCAGCATCACCAACGAGGCCAAGGCCGAGGGCAAGAGGGAGGCCGAGAAGAACGCCAACGAGGCCAGCCAAACCGCCGTCGCCGAGAAGGACGCCGAGATCAAGGCGTTGACCGAGGCCGCCAACGAGGCCAAAGAGAACGCGAAGGCAGCCATCGACGCGCTCGCCGCGGTCAAGCCGGCAATGGAATCGCTCGGCATCGTCAACGAGAAGATCACCGACGCGGAGGCCGCCGCACAGATTGCGACCTCCAAGGCCGCCCTCGAGGCCGCAAACCAGCAACTCGAGGCCACGAAGGCCGAGCTCAAGAAGGCCAATGAGCAGGTCGAGTCGGCCAATCGGAGCCGCAAGATCCGGACAGCACTCGAGGCCGTCGCTTCGCAGTACGACAAGAGTCCTGCCCGGGACGCGATTCTCAAGCTGGTGGCCAAGGGCAACCACGAAGACCAGGCCAAGGCACTCGAGGCCGCGGCCGAGATTGCCGAAACTCTCGGCGACCTCACGGTCCCCAAGGCGCAACCCGCCAGCGAGGGCGTCAGCGGCAGTGACATCCTCAAAGACCTTCTGAGGAGCAACCCGCAGAACCCGGAGGGCAAGGAAAGCGGCGGTGGTACCCCGGGCAACGAAAGCCTGACCCGCGGCATCTTCGAAGATGGTGCGTTCGTCTAAGTCACGAACGTTCAAGCAGTAAGGTCATCGCAGAATCACACAAACGGTAGCGTGAAACCGGCAAAAACACGAGGTATACAAAAATGAGCAACCTGAACCCATACGCAATGCCGGTTCCCGCCAACGGAAACAGCCGGCTTTCCAGACAGCGCAAGATGCTTGAGCCGATCATCAGCCAGCACATGGAGGGCTTTGGCGAAGCACTCGAAGGCGTGACGAGCAAGATCACGCCCGAGCGAACCCGAGCTCACACACTCATGCGCATCGCGCAGTGTGCCGGCCACCAGGCGAGCCACGTGGCCAGGAGCTTGGTCAGCAAGGGCAACCCGTTCGCTGCGAACGAGGCCACGCTCGCGTCGTCGACGCTCCAGGCCAATGTCACCAACTTCGTGACGCAGATGATCCACACGAACCTCGAGGTTTACCCGAGGCTCATCGCGCCACGACTGATGTCGGTCCAGCCGTTCACACAGCCGTCGGGCTACATCTTTTTCCTCAAGCGAATCGCCAAGAACAACGGCGCCGGCGGCGGAGGTGCCGGTCGGTCGCTGGCCGATCTGGACACGTTCGACTCGACCTACGGCGATCACACCAACGAAGGCGACCAAGTCAACGCGGTTGGTGTGCAGCTGACCAAGACCCTCGTTGAGGTCGAGTACATGGCGCTTATGCACCAGGGCTCGCACGAGGTCGAGGTGGCTCTTCGCAGCCAGTACGGCCTGGATCTTTCGGATCTTGGCAACCTGTTCACCGCCGAAGAGCTCGCATGGGAAGTCGACCGAAAGCTGGTCAGCGGCCTCTACGCCTTCGCGGCAACCAACCCTCGCGGCGACCTCACCTTCGACACGACCAAGGGCGGCACCTACGCCTCCCTCACGCCATCGGAGCAGAAGGCCTACAACCAGTCCTTCGTCACCGACATCCTCAACCAGGGCGCGGTCGAGATGGGCCACGACATCTTCCGCAGCCCGAACTTCTATGCCTGCGGCACGAATGTGGCGTCCCTGCTTGCCAAGACGCCCAACGCGATGGCTGAGAAGACTGGCGACACTGGCTACTTCGACCAGGCGCTCGTGCAGGGGTCGATCATCCAGTCTGGCCGGATGCGAGACGGCACTGTGGTTCTCCATGACCCGCAGATGAACCCCAACCACATGGTCATGGGCCACTACGACAACATGAACCCGTTCATGGCGGGCTACATCATGTCGCCATTCGGCATGGCATCGCTGCTCACCGCCGCCTTCCAGGACCCCGACACGCTGCTGCGTAAGCAGGCGCGTGCACTGGCGTTCGCCCAGGTCGGCGTCAACCCGAAGCAGTACCGCCGCATCCGCCTGACGACCTCCTAATCGTCGGACCGACAACCAGAGATCCCAACGGGGCGGCCCGCGAAGGCCGCCCCGCTTTGTTTTTCGGCGGCTATGTCGGTAGTATGTCGCCATGCTATGGGGCTTCTTCGACGGCATGCCCGTCAATCATTTCAACGGGACGATGCACTCCTACCGGCCCGGATGGCTGTACAGCGGCAAGCCGGACTCCTGGGTCAGAAATGAGCGCAACGTGTCAAAATACTCGTCGGTCGCCGACGCGTGCAGGAGGCGAGGCGCCAAAACCGTGTGCCTGGTCAGGACCTACGCGCTCGGCGACGTTCTGATGCTGCTGCCGGTCGCTCGCGCGATGAAGCAAAGCCTTGGGCTAACCCACCTGGCGATCGCGACGTCGGACGAGTATTACCAGCAGCTACGGGGCTGGAAAAACGAGACCGGGATCATCTTCTTGCCCGCGTGGAGGATGGACAACCAGTTCGGGGCCGATCTGTCGTTTGATCTCGATTCGTGCCTCGAGGCCGATCATTGGGGCGGAGAGGAAAGCCACAAGCACAGGTGTGTTCTGTACGGCGAGGCTGTTGGTTTGGAGGTCTCATGCGCTCATTGAATCTTGAGAGGCTGGTGTATATCGGCGATCGCGACTCTGTCGAGATCCGCGAAACGGGCCGTCGCTGGCTCTTTAAGTACGGCAAGCCCGTCTCGGTCCCTGCCGACATGGCCGGGAGGATGCTCAGGAATCCCGATTACCAGCGGGAGGCGGTGTTTGGCCGGCCCATCGACGAGATCTGCCCAGACGGCGGCAGAGTCCTTCTGAGGCGTTACGGCGCTCTCGGGGACGTCATCATGCTCAGAGCTGCCGCCTCGTGCTTTCTGAGGCACAGAGGCGGCTCGTACGAGTTCTCAGTCAAGACGCAGTCCAGGCACGCCGACGTCTTCGACGCAGACACCATGTGGAGGTCCGTGATGGCCATTGGGGAACCAGCACCAGCTGTTGAACACGATCATGTCGCCGCGATGGGACAGGTGGCCGAGGCCGATCACCGCGGAGACTGGCGCCACCGCGTCGACCTCTTCCTCGGGGCGTTCACGAAGGAAAAACTCACCATCGGACCCGAGGATTGGCAGATCCCCGTCCCGGAGGAGACACAATCGTGGGTCGATACGTGGCTCCACGATCGCAAGCTGCTGGCGGAGCAGCGGTCTCGGCCGTTGGTGGGAATTCAGCTGCGAGGGTCTGGGCGGATGAAGACCCTGCCCCCAGAAGCGATGAATATGCTCATTGAACGCGTTGTCGCGGCCGGCCACGACGTGATCCTGATCGAGAACGACCCAAGAGTCACCGAGAAGTACGAGGCGATCGATGGTGTGTATTCGATGGCAGGCCGCGACCCGCTGCACTGCATCGCGATGATGAAGCGAACCGATGCGTGCGTGACGATGGACTCCGGGGCCCTGTGGATGGCCCACATCGCGGCATGCCCGGTGGCTGTGATCCTTGGGCCAACCAAGCCTGAGCAGCGTATCACCTATCACCCGCTCTACCGCGAAGGACGCGCCAGGGCGGCGTGCCTGAACGACATCATTGGTTGCCCGGCATGCTTCGAAGCGGCCAAGGCGTGCGGCATGAAATACTCCTGCATCAGGGAGCAGCCCGATTGGGGCGTGGCTGTTGAGG